TTTAATTTTTCTGATTTTAATTATTCCTATTAGTTAGGAGTAATTTGTGATCCTTGATTAGCCCCTGTTACTACACTAGCCTGAGTGAAGTCTGGTGCTGCTTTCTCTGTAGCTACAAATGTTAAAGAGTAACCACTCTTATCTCCCATAGCTGCTCCTGTACCAAAAGTACCTGTAGTTAATTCTGCTCCGTTCTCTTTACCTAGTAGGAAGTAATTACCATTGTAATCCTCTACCCAAATATGTGGGCGAGCTATTGCAAGAAGTCTTAATTCATCCTGAGTATCTTTATCTAAGAAAGTAAAGTTAAGAGTAAGGGTGCTTTCATAAAAAGTAGTACCATTGTCTCTAGAGCTTGTTACAGTAGTTTCTAAAGATGAATCACCTTTTAAATCAAACTGATAAACTGTAGGAGTACCTGAAATAGCTGTAATCTCAAAAGAAGTGATTGTAATAGTGCCTAATCCACCAAAATCTGTGAAATAAACACTTTTTAAACCACCTACCGCTGATTTACAGGGTACTGTTCTACCATTAGTTAATAAACAAGCCATATTCTATAGTTATTATAAAAAGGGTAGCCTAAACTACCCCTCTTAGATTAGTTATTATGAATAGTAAACAATATCTGCTCCTACTCCGATTTGACATCCTGCCGTATATCTCATAATTACTCTAACATTCTGAGATCCATCTTTGTCAGCCATATCAATAAATCTTACTTCATTGTGATCAGAAAGAAGTCCTGTACCAAAGAATAAGTTGCTCTTGTAAGTAAGGATCATTCTATCACTAGCCATACCATTACAAACAAATACAGGAATACCCTCAAAAGTTAATTGAGATCCGTTAGAATACCAAGAAGTACCTTGATTGTTGACACCCGCAGCACCTAAACCAGCTGTACCGAAACCACCTAAAGCTCTAATATAAGCTCTAGCTATGTTATTTGATACATAAAGAGTAATATCAGGCTTAGATAAAGATGCAACATTTGCAGCATCAATCATTTTACCCATTTCTGCAATTACATTAGCTGAATCAACAGCAGTACCTGTAACATCAACTACATCTCCATCACCAGCACATAAAGCTTGAAAACCATCAAAGTCATCAGCACCTGCTGCACCTGCCCAGATTGAAGTTTCTGTAGCATCTGCTACTTGAGCAGCTACTCTTGAAATTACATACTCTTCAAAAGATCCAGGAATTTCAGAAAATGCTGAGAAGCCCATCTCAACAGCTTGCCATTCATCTCTAAGTTCTTTTTTACATAACTGAGCGTTAGCTTGTAATTCTTTTACCTCTAATACTTTCTCAGTTAAAGTTAAAGTAGTAGTAGTGCTATCAAAATCACAAGATGCACCCTTTACTACGTTTGCCCACGCACCTACCTGTAATACAGACTTGTACTTTACATTAGGCATAATTGTAATCGCTCCTGCGTCTAAAGTTGAAGCTGATAACAACGCTGCCCCTAAAATTTTACCACTAAATTCACCTGCGTAAGTTCCAGCGGTATAAGTTGGATTTGCCATTTTTAATTAATTTTAATTATTATACATTTTACTTAATACACGATCCAAAGAATTTTGCTTTCTACCAGTTGCATACTTTAGATTGATCTTTTTGTCCTCCACTTCAGGAGTGTGAGAAATAGCTTCAGCAGCTGGAGTTTCTGATAACTCTTGCTTAACTTGCTCCTCAACTTTTTCAAAATCTTCTTTTTCTCCTATTCTAGATTTTAAATCTGCAATAGCATCTTCAAGATTTTTAATTCTTTTTTCCATACCATCCCAATCATAGACAGCAGCCTCTTTGCCCTCATCTTCTAATTCCTCTTCTTTCATCTCATCTTCTTTTTGTGGTACATCATCTGATACAACTCTGTAATCAGCAATAATACCCTCTTCCTCAACTACTAAAAGTTTTCCATCTTCCATTACATACTCTCCGATTGGCATAGCTACTTTCTCATCATCAGTTACGATAAATATTTCGTCACCTTTCTCAAATGAGCTAGATTCTACGATTGTTCCGTTTTCAAGTTTAGCCTGAGCTAACTCTACTTTAACATCTTCTTGAGTTTCTTCAACGCTTTCTACGTTTTCTTCTAACTCAACTTGATTTTGTTCTATCTCCTCTTCCCCTAAGAAAGTCTTGATATTCTTTAAAATTTCTGTTGCTTTCATATTACTATAACGTGTTTAAATTTATATTTGTATTTTTGATTAAGTTGTTTTAGTTATGTTACCAATACCTTGAGCTCTTATGCTGCCATCACAGCACTTTACATTGTAAGTATTATCCTCACACAAACAACCTCTCTTGCCTCCTCTAGGGCTCGATTTACCTGGTATAAATACTTTTCTCATCTACCTTGTCCTTT